ACAGCGATCTCTCATTCAGCGCCTCTTTGGTGGCGCAGCGCAGCCGACCATTGAGAAGGCGACACCGTCGCTTGTCCCAGATGCTGGCCCCTATGCCCGCGGTGCCTATGGACTGAACACCATCACCAAGATGAGCACAGAGCAGTTGCGTCGCTGGTCGCGAAATAATCCGTGGATTCGCGCGGCAGTAAATTTGCGACGACAGCAAATCAGTAGGGCGAAGTGGGATATTGTTTCAAACGATGCTGGTGATAGCCCAGATCCACGAACCGTGCAGAAGTTGCGCGATCTATTCCGTCGTCCAAATCCAAAGGGAGATTCTTGGCGATCATTTATTGAGCCGATCATTGAAGACATCCTTGTTCTCGATCAGGGGGCTATTGAGGTAGAGAAGAAGGTTGGGTCTCGCGTTGGCGCAGATCCAATTGCGTATCTCTGGAGCAAGGATGCTGCCCGCATTGCATTTGATACAACGTGGGATGGTCGCGACGAAAACAAGCCGCGCTACTACGAGCTAGATGGTGCAGGAAAGCAAGTTGCCGTCTACAAGAATGACGAGCTGATTGTCGTTATTGCAAACCCAGTTACCTACAGCCCAATCGGTCTTTCTCCACTTGAGGTTCTTGCAGAGACAATTACCGCAGACCTTGATGCTGCAGCTTATAACGCAAAAGCAGTTTCTCAGGCCGCGCCTCCAGGCGTACTGCACCTTGGTGAGGGTGTGCGCCCAGATCAGGTTGACTCATTCAAGGCGTATTGGGAAGCCGAAGTTGCTGGCAAGAGCCAAATCGCAATCACTGGTGGTGGCAAGGGGATGCAATGGCTTCCTCTCGCAGCATCCAACCGAGACATGCAGTTCATGGAGTGGCAGGTCTACCTTGCGCGAAAGATCTGCGCTGTCTTTGCCGTTCAGCCACAGGACATCGGTATTGGCTTTGACATCAACAAGAGCACGTCTGAGACAAATGCGGCATTCACCTACGACAACGGTATTGTGCCCCTAGCCGAGCTGATCGCCGAGTATCTGACTCGTGAGATTGTTGCCCGCTATGACACGGACCTTCGCTTCGTCTTCACGGAGATCGGTCGCACCGCGCAGCAGACTATTGCTGAGTACAACAAGATGGCACTTGGTGGCCTCCCATGGCTCCGAATCAACGATGCGCTCCGTGAGCGCGGTCAGGACGGTATCGGAGAGATTGGCGACCAAATCCTCTTCCAGACCCCGAAGGGATATGTGCCATCAGACCGATACGGCGAGTACCTTGAAAAGGTTGTGTTTGGATCTAGTGCAGTCAATGAGCCACCGACACCAGACGGCTCAGAGCCCGAAGGAATCCCTGATGGCGATGACATGACCCCAGACCCAGGCTCTAACAACACCCCAAACCAGAATCCGGCAGACCTTGAGAACAAGCTCAAGCTTACGATTGAGATTGACGAAACCAAGGCGGCAGGAGACGCCATTATCGTTTCGGACATTGATGGAACACTGACGACTTCGGACGGTAGTGATCAGGTCAACGAAGTAGTTGCAGACTATCTGCGACGACAGTCCGACACACACCGCATCTTCATCGTTAGCGCGAGATCAGTGAAGCGACTGCAAGAGACTCGCGAATGGCTTGAGGAGAATGACATCCCACACGATGTCGTTCATTTGAGCGACTTCCCAGCCGGTGCTGGTCTGCAATTCAAGAAATATAAGATGTCAAAGATCCTCAAGGAAAACGGTCGTGTCGTTGAAGCAATTGAGAACGACGCAGACACCCGCGATGCCTACCGGGCACTTGGTGTCCCGAAGGTTCATGGGCCAGAGGATGTTGCAAGCAAGCATGCTGCAGCAGACTATTCCGGAATCAGCCTGAATGTTCCATCCGCCGTGAAGTCCGAAGCAAAGCGAGGTCTTGATTGGCGACGTGAGTTCGGTCGCGGCGGGATTGGGCCAGGCCAGACAACCGCACGCATGCTCATCAGCAACACGATGACGATCCCGCGCGTTCGCAAGATGCGCGCCTTTCTTGCGCGACACGAGGTTGACAAGCAGGGTGAAGGATTTAAGCCCGGACAGGACGGGTTCCCGTCGGCTGGTCGTATCGCATGGGCGCTCTGGGGCGGAGATCCTGGGGTTGCTTGGTCAAATAAGATCATGCGCCAAGTTGAGGCACGAGAGCGAAAGAGCTAACTCGTGGCCGCGGAGAAGACATATCACACCCAACCGTGCTATTGTCTTCCTTGTCGCGTGATGGCGGCTGAGAAAGGAAATGAAAGGAAGGGAGGCTCTGATGAGTCACGACTACTTCAAGGCGTATCGAGAAGGTCACGGGTACAACTACTACGTGGCGGGAGACCTAAGAAGTCGCGGGATTGAGTGCACGGTCCCAGATTTAGAGATTGAGCACGACTCGAATAAGTGGTCAAGATTCACCAAGAACGAAAAGGACATCATCCTTTCAAATGGCGACATTCTTGAGGTCAAGTCTGTCCGTCAAGAGTTTGGTGAGGACCCAGAGTCTTGGCCCCTAGAGCGGATCATTGTTGATACCTATAGCGGATTCAATGGCAAGAGCAAGCGCCCAATTGCTTATGTGTTCGTGAGCCAGAAAACCAAGAAGATGCTTGCGATGTCAACTGCCAATCCAAGTCTATGGTCTGTGGAGCGCAAGTTTGACAAATACCGCCAGAAAGAAGACGACTTCTATTTCGCTCCCAAGCGGTTGTTGCGTCCGCTAGACAAGCTGGTTGATTATCTCAAGAGTCGCCAGTGAAAAGATCTCGCATCAAGAGGACAATCCGCCACAAGGACCCAGTGACCCTTGGCGTTGCCCAAGAGGTCTTAAAGCGGGACGGCGGGTGCGTCGGACCAAGGATTGGAATGTACGGTCGCTGTGGCACGCAGTTCGGCCCATCAGACCGATTCGGACTAGAGCTTGACCACGTCAACGGCTCTGGGCTCGGAAAGCGTGGACCATCAATCCCCGAAAATCTTGTATCCCTGTGCGGGCTCCACCACAGAATGAAGACGGAACAGTCTAGGGTCTGGCGCCCAGTCCTTAACGAATATCTTGAAAAGTTTTACAAGGAGAAGCCCTAGGTCTCTCTCCCCTTGACATGTCAATGGGAGCCCCCTAGAATGTGGTCATGAAGATGGAAGGAGCGACCAAATGGCAAATTGCGTGAATTGCGGAAAGCAGGTCACGTCGCCTGAGGCTGCTCGGTGCTGGTGGTGCAACCACAAACACCGCTCCACTTCGGCTCTTGCATCGCTTGAAATCCGGGCGAGCGAGATCCAAGCACTAAAAGATTCTGGAATGACAATGGTGGACATCGCGGGGAAACTCGGGATTAGCCGCCAGCGTGTGTATCAGATTCTTGGAAAGGTAAAGAAGTGACAGAAACTCGAGAGATTGAGTTGGAGCTTCGCGGTCGGTCGGTGTTTGTTGCCGCACTGGAGTCACATCCTGTCGCAACGACACTGGGCCATAATCAAGCAGCAGAAAAAGAAAGTCTTCTGCTCTCCGTCGTTGCCGATGCCCACGAACTTCTTGAGGCTGAGCTTGCTGACTCAGGGGAAATCCTTGACTCAGAGGGTAGGCTTTGGGTGGATCGCGGCATTAGCTTTGCATGTGAGGAATGGCTGCGTTCTCCGGATGACATTAATACGGTAGGTGTCTAAACTTAGTGGGGAGAAGGGGAGGGAATGGCGCCTTATGCAGCGCGCGACATGCGCGCACATCTGGCAGATCATTGACGACTCTTGCATTCCTCACGATGTGGTGGCAAAATACCTAGAGTGTCATCCGCAGTACCTTCGGGACCTGCGATTCGGACATGTGAAGATGAGCCAGCCGATGAGGGCTAAGATTAGCGACTTTCTCGGGGTTGCCGAGGAGGAATTGTTTAGTGAGTATCTGCGCAGAGCCGCAGAGCTTAAGAAAGGTAGGTAAAAGAGATGGCTTATGGAAATAGCGCAGCGCCAGAGAAGCGCAAGGCATTCGCGGCA